GTGGTAGTGCCGGTGACCTGGCCGGAGTAGCCATAGATTAGCTGGCCATTGAGGGCGCCAACCACGATCTTGTGCTGCTGCGGGCCAGAGGCTTTGGTTGAGGTGACGACATCTTGTCGGAGGTCGTTATCAACCACGATGTAGTTTGGCATGAGGTTCCTCCTTAGTTAGCAATGACGATGCCAGGCGGGTAGCCGCCCATCACTGCGTTGTTCAATGCGTTGTACATCTGATCCATGCGATCGAGTACAACCCATCCACCAACGGCACCAGCGGAGTGAGTACCTGCGCTGACGTATTGGAGGCGAACGAAGCGAGGGATGCCGACGCCTGCCGGTGGACGTGGGAAGTCCATGTCGTACAGGCGGGCGCCAGCGGTTAGGGAGGCCTCGGCGTAGACGGGCGAGGTCCACCAAGTAACGTAGGTGCCTGGGATACCAGCGCCGTTGTCAGGGGCCCCTTGGAGCATGACTTGAAGGCTGGTCCCGCCAGTAACGGCGGTGGTTACTTGGACTAGCATCTTCAAGGCAGGGCTGTCACCGATACCCATGTCTCGGGCACCTTGAAGGTTCGCTAGAACCGGGATGCCAAGCATATGGAGGTCGATGACGTTGGAGGAGACCTGCGTGCCGGTAGTGGGCAGGTCGAAGTTGGTCCCGGTGACGACAATGCCGCCGGTAGCCGGGAAGCCGGTGAATTGGAGAGATGCATCTAGGATCATGTTACACCACCCGGGCTTCATTGTTGAGAATTGCGTCACAGGTCCGAACGGGGATGCCTCGGAAGGTTGTGACAGGCTTACCGTCGAACTCCTCGATACGGAGGAGCACGTTGGTCTTGTTCATCGCTTGTAGGTCGAGGTAAGTGCGAAGGACACGGTTGCAGTAGATAACCGTGCGGCCCATGTTTGCTCGGACTTCTGGAGAGTCGGAGGTCTGGACAGCGGAAGCAGAGACTGGAGCGGTAGGCAGGCGGTAGAGGGCACGGACCAGGAGGTTGATTAGGTTCGCGGCGCTAACGCCAGTTAGGAGGGTTACGTCAATGTTGGAGACTCGTGCAACGTAACGCCAGTCACGGAGGACCAGACCGATCTCCCACTTGAAGTGGTCTCGATAGGCTTGGTAGGTGTTGCCAGCAGAGTCGAGAACTGGCCACTCACCCATGTCCCGGTGTTGGAGGCCGGTGATCTTGCCCTTTGGGAATGTAGCGTGGAGGGTGTCGGAACCCCATACGCCAATCCAGAGGGAAGTGTTCACTGAAGCAGTGCCGCCAGCGTCGAGTACGTTCGCAGCGGTTTGTGAGTTCGCAGCGGTTACGGTCGAGTAGCGTGGGGCAAGGCCAGTGAAGCGTTCTGGGTTAGTGAACTGGTTGCCGTAGATCAGAGTCGTCGCCACTTGCTGAGACATGCCCTCGAGGAAGGCCTTGACTTCGGAAAGGCGGAACTCAGCGGTGTTGCCGTTGAGGTCAGCGATGTCCTTGTCGATTACGGCGTAGGTTTCGAGGTTGCCGCAGGTGTCAACGATTTGAGCGGTGGTTGACTTGGCATTTGGAACGCCTTGGTTCAGCAAGCGCCAAGTTGCTTGTGGTAAGCCGGTGCGGACGGTCGTTTTGTGTCCGGTCGGCAAGTTGCCTTCGACGACTAGCATATCGTCGAGGATTTCGTTGGTCTGAGAGAGGAGTTCGATGATCGCAGCGACTCTGTAGTCATCTCCCATCCGTTTGGCCCAGTCCGCATAAGTTAGGGCCGTTGCGCCTAAGGTAGCCATTTATGGCTCTCCTATCTGGTTAAGTTCACGGTTGCGATCCTTCTCCCATCTGCGCTTTGCGGTTCGTCCTCTCTGAGGCTGGGTTCAGGGTAGTTTCGGGTAAAGGGCTTGGGCAATGGTTGGTTTCTCTTGGCCTGGGATGGATTGGCCAAAGCGGGAAGGGCCACCGCCAGCAACGTGGCCGCCTTCGGTAACGGATTGCGCAAGGCGCCAGAAGGCCTTGATGAAGGCGGGGTTGTTACCAGCGCCGGTGAAGTCCATTGCTTCACGGAAGGCCGTGCCGAGCTTGGGATCGTTTAGGCCGTCGATGGCTTTGCCGATGGTGGCTTTGATCTCAGGGAGCTTATGGCCCATCTCTGGATCGAGCTTTACTTCGTTGATCCATCTCTCTTGAACGTCTTCCCATGCCTTGAATGGGGCGTCGAAGGCTTCTTGGTTGGTTTTGGTGTAGTAGTCGATGAGCTTCTGTCCTTGGTCTTGGGAAAGGTTTAGGTCTTTGAAGAGGGAGTTGATTTCCTTCGAGGTGTCCTCGGAGATCTCGTGGCCTTCGGGGACTTTGAAGGTTTCGTACTTCTCTGGAGCGCCGGAGGCGGGTTCTTTCTTAACGTCTTTGTTAAGAAGAGAGGACTTGTCTTCGGGTGGCTTAGTCTCTGGTGGCTTCGTCTCCGGAGGAGGCTTCGTCTCCGTAGATGGAGGGGTCGAGGTCTGATCCTTGATCTCGCCCGTTGGCGTTCGGATCTCTGGTTCGTTCGCTAGTGCTACGTCGCTCATTTGATTCCCTCATCATTAGGATGTAGTCGTCTGGACAGGAGGCCATGATGTCGTTGAGGAGGCGGAGGCCGATGTCTCGCTGGCCTTCCATGAAGGCCATGGTTGTGGGGTCTCGGTTGTAGCTGGTGCGGAATATGTGACACGACTCAAGAGTCTCCAACACCCATCTCCTACCGGGTATGGCAGACATGAGTCCCACAATGACTTCTCGTCGTTGTTGTTCGGCGAGTTTTGCATCTTTCTCTGCACGACGAACGTCCTTTCGTTCAGCTGCGTTGTAGCTCATGCTCGTATTATGAAGCCGAAAGCGTGCCAGCCAAGAAGAAAGAGAAGAATGAAGAGCATTAGGGTGGTGGCGTGGGCGTAGGGGTATTGGCCAGGTGCGTAGATGCTACCTACCCAACCGAGGATCCATAGTAGCATGATAACCCAAAAGATCAGACCTATTGTCATTGCGGACCTCCTGTTATTGCTTGTAGGGCGTTTTGTCCTCCCCCAACGTCGGTGGCGCTGAGGTTCTTAGCGCTTGCAGCGTATTTCTCTGCCATTTCGGCTTGTTGCTGCGCTTGCTGCGCTTGTTGTTGCTGTTGACGTTGGGCACGGATTTGTTGGAGCTCTTCTGGTGAGCGGATGATGCGTGGGTCGTTGTTCATCAGAGAGGAGTACTTGTCGAGGCAGAAATCGATGTCGATGTTGTCCATAACGGCAGGATCGACGCCAACGAGGCCGCCTGCGATCTGGAGAAGGCGCTCTATCCCTGCGGTGGAGGCAGCGGATTGCGCAACGGCGAGCATGGAGATGAATTCTATGTTAATAGCGGCTCCTTGGAACTGTTGAGGAGCAGGTGGTAGAATTCCTGCTCGGGCTGCGATAGCAAAGACTCGTTCGACCACAGGTTTAAGGCCCTCGTCATAAATTCTTTGAAGAACTGGTCCGAGCATGACCAGGGACTCAGATTTTCGCATGTCCCACTCAACGGCGGTGACGTTGGATCGGGTTTCGTACTGGGATGCGGTTTGGAGGATGTCATTGAAGAAGACTCGTTTGATTCGGTCACGGATCTCTTGGAGATCTTGGGAGATTTCTTGGATACCAGGTTTCCAGTTCCCGTAGACGGAACGGAAGCCGGGGTTGCCGGTTTGGGAGAGGCCTGCGGTGTAGGTTATGCCTCCGGGGAGGAGAGAGGCGGGTTGGTTTTTAAGTTGAATATCTGCTTCCATGGGTGGGTTGACGGATTTATCAATAGCCTGGGCTTTTCGTCGGACTTCTTGCTGGAGTTGTTTGATATCTGGTAGAGCGTCCATACCTGGGGATCGTCCGTAGGCGTCGTTGCTGACAAGGTCCCACCGTACAGCAATGTTAGGTTGTTCATGATAGCCTCGTTTGCGTAGGAAGCCTTGGGCGTAGCTAGCGCCGCCTTGTGGGGAAGCGGAACCACCCCATTCCCAATAACATTCGCGGTATTTGAACCGTTTGTTGACGCCATAGTCGATCTTGCCGACGTTGGGTTCGAGAGCATGGGCTACGACGAGTTCTCGGGTAAGGGAAGAGCCACCGTCTTTATAGAGGGCCTGGACGGCAGGGGAGCAGTTCTCGAAGCCGAATTCGTCAACAACACCTGAGACGGTGATGGTGAATTCACGATAAAAGACGCAAGGACGGTATTGCCCATCGAGGTCGATGTAGTATTCGCCGAAGCAGGGGTTGTAGCAGTGGATTACGTTCTCGAAGTCTTCGTAGATGAGCATAACGCCAGTGCCGAAGACGACCAGATCAAAATATAATGTGGCGATGGAGTTGTAGAAGTTGCTCTCGGAGAAGATGAGCATTAGAAGGCGTTCACACTCAGCAAGCCATAAACTGACCGGTGAGGTTTGGGTCGAGTCGATACGATTGATTTTCAATTTGATCCAAGGCCTCGTGGGGCTCGATACGCCAGATATAAGTCCCGACGCTAAGTTCCTTGCTGCTAAAGTGCCGGTGGAGTCCAGGATATGTTGATTGATAGGCGAGCCACGGGCCATTTGATTCGGGGTTATAAGCCATTTGTACCTCCGAGGGAGGATGT